TAATAAATGTTGATAAAGCAAGTAATAAATTTACGATTGACGGCATAGTGAAACCAGATTTTGAAAAGAAAATTCGCTGGTGCTTAGCAAAAGACGATGTTACACCAAAAGATATTTTTAGAATGACAAATGGAACAGCAGATGATCGAGCAGTAATTGCGAAATATTGTATTCATGATTGTAACCTAGTGCATTATTTATTTAATAAATCAGATATTCTTACAGGTTTTATTGAAATGGCAAAAATTTGCAGTGTTCCTATAAACTTTCTTGTTATGCGCGGTCAAGGAATAAAGTTAACTAGTTATATTGCTAAAAAATGTCGTGAAAAAAGAACGCTAATGCCGGTTATTGAAAAAGGTGGATTAGATGAAGGATATGAAGGTGCAAGAGTATTAGACCCAAAATGTGATTTATATTTAGACAATCCTGTTGCTTGTGTAGATTATGCATCTTTGTATCCGAGTTCAATGATTAGTGAAAATTTATCTCATGACAGTAAGGTTTGGACACGTGAATACGATTTAGCAGGTAATTTGATTGAAGAGTGGGGAGAAAAAGATGAAGATGAAAATTATATATATGATAATTTACCAGGTTACGAATATGTGGATGTAAATTATGATACTTATAGATATCATAGAAAACATCCGAAAGCTGCTGCCGAAAAGATTAAAAGTGGTTATAAAATGTGTCGTTTTGTTCAACCAGTGAAAAATGAAACTGGCGATGGTGAAGCAATTATGCCTTCAATCTTGAAAGAATTATTAAAAGCCAGAAAAGATACTAGAAAATTAATTCCTTTGCAAACAGATGAGTTTATGAAAAATGTTCTAGACCAAAGACAACTTGGTTATAAAGTAACTGCTAATTCACTTTACGGACAGTGTGGTGCAAAGACAAGTACATTTTATGAGAAAGATATTGCGGCATGTACAACGGCAACAGGTCGTAAATTATTAACATATGCAAAAAAAATAATTGAAGAATGTTATGGAAATAAAATTTGTGAAACAGAAAAATATGGTCCGGTTTTAACAAAAGCAGAATATATTTATGGTGATAGTGTTGCCAATTATACTCCTATAAAAATAAAAGTAAATGACAAACCTGAAATTCTTACAATTGAACATCTTGCTGAAAAATATGGTAACAATAATTGGGTGATGTGTAAAGAAGAAGGAAAACAAGAAAAAGAGTTTTGTGAATTAGAAAATGTTGAAACATGGTCAGAAAAAGGTTGGACAAAATTGTATAGAGTTATAAGACACGTATTAGCGCCACATAAAAAAATGATGCGTATATTAACACATACTGGATTAGTAGATGTAACAGATGATCATTCATTAATATTGAAAAATGGTGAAGAAATATCGCCAAAAGATTGTTTAGTTGGCACAGAACTTCTTCATAATCCATTTTTAGAAAAAATGGAGCAAAACAATTATACTGAAGTATTTATTGGACATTTTGAAAATATGGTTGAATCCGAAATTTACATAAATTATTTAAATAGTAATAATATTAATTTTATAATAAATAGTGGTGATGATTTAAGGATTATTGTTATTCCTGATAAAAATATTATTAACTTTAAAAACCCAAATGCCATTAAAAAAATAAATTATATTGATTATGAAGGTTACGTTTATGATTTAACAACAGAAAATCACCATTTTGCTGCAGGGGTAGGCAATATGATTGTTCATAATACAGACAGTGTATTCTTTACATTTAATTTACAAACTCCTGATGGTAAACCAATTAGAGGAAAAGATGCACTTGAAATAACAATTGAGATCGCCCAAGAAGCTGGACATTTAGCGTCGAAGTTTTTAAAAGGACCTCATGATTTAGAGTATGAAAAAACATTTATGCCATTTTGTTTATTATCTAAGAAACGATATGTCGGAATGCTTTATGAAACAGACCCAAATAAAGGTAAAAGAAAAGAAATGGGTATTGTATTAAAAAGGCGCGATAATGCACCTATAGTAAAGGACATTTATGGAGGCATTATTGATATCCTAATGAAGAAGCAAAATATTCAAGAAGCAATTGATTTCTTAAAAAGTTGTTTGCAAAATATAGTGGAAGAAAAATATCCGATGGAAAAACTAATTATAACAAAATCATTGCGATCTGGTTATAAAAATCCTAACTCAATTGCTCACAAAGTTTTAGCGGATAGAATTACAGCGCGCGATCCAGGTAGTAAACCAAGTTCAGGCGATAGAATTCCATTTGTCTATATAGTTAGTAATGACAAGAAAGCGCTTCAAGGTGAGAAAATAGAAACTCCTACATTTATTAGAGAAAACGGATTGAAAATCGATTATTCGTTTTATATTACAAATCAAATTATGAAACCAGTTCAGCAAGTATTTGCTTTAGTATTAGAAAAGATATGGATAATGCAAAAAAAATTACCAAAAATTAAACAGTTTAAGAAAGATATTGACTTATTGAAAAAAGAAATGGAAGACAAAGACAATGATAAATTTGAAGAGAAAAAGGAAACGTTGCGTTGTAAAGAAATAAAGGTATTACTATTCGATGATTATTTAAGAGTAACAAATAATGAAAAAAATGGGGTTCAAAGTTTAGATAATTATTTTACAAAAAAATAAAAAATTATATTTGTATATAAAAGATATCATGAATAAACATTATCGTAAATCTATAAAAAAAAGGTCTCTTAAAAATTTACGCGGTGGGTGGAGTTTTTTTAATCAATCTGTTGCGCCTTCACAAGAATGTGACCCAAATAATCTATCAATGATTAAAGATTATACTGGTATGGCAACAAATTATAAAAATTGTTGTCCAAAAGGTTTTTTTGGAAAAAACTCATCTCCATACTGTAAGCAACTTGATTTAAATTTTCAAGCACTCAATAAAAGTAGAAATATTAATAATGATGTGCTTGCGGAAAACGTTGGAACTAATTATCAAGTAAATGAATATTCTCCAAGTTCTCCATATAATACAATGGAGAAAAAGAAATCATGGTATCAATTTTGGGGAGGTAAAAAAAGTAGAAAAAATAATAAAAAACGTTCTCGTAGAAGAACAAGAAAATAAGTATTTTAGTGTTTTCACTTTTTTATTTTTAATATAAATAATATAATTTTTAAATTTTTATATTATTTTATATGCATTTATCATTTTTTAAATTATCATTCATAACAACTAAAATATGATACTTTTTTAAATTAACCCGATTGTAAATTTCTATAACGCGCCAATATTCGAATTAAAGAGTTATTTTGATATATGTCTTCAATAGAATTACCTGATGTATCACTATTATTTCCAGAAGTGTCTCTTCTATAATCATTTATAAAGACGTCAATTAAATTATCACTTAAATTATCTATTATTGTATTTTCTTCATTTATTCTCTCTTCAGAAGAACTAGAACTACTGCTTTGTCTGTCGCTACTGCTTTGTCCATTATTAAAATATTCTGAAGCAGCATTTGAATTAAAATTGCGAATATCATATCTGCAAACAGGACATCTACAATTAGAAGTAAACCATCTATTTATTTCATCTGTATTAAAAATATGACCACATTGTCTTATAATAGTAACCATATCATTATCATTAAAATCTTCCATTACAATTGGACAGCTTCTATTTTTTGGCGAGAGAATATCAGAATATCTTACACGTCTTGTAGCAGCCTCTATTTGCATCTGTGTAGGATATATTTCAATAGGGTCAAAAAAACTAGTATATAATTGTGTAAAAGCATTATTTGTATTATTATTATTATTATTGTTACTAGTTATTCCTAATTGGCGTTGTAAAAAAAATCTATTAGTTGCTCCAGAATTATTAGTTCTATAATTTAAAGTTCTACCAATTCGATTATTATTACTATTTCTAGATTGCCCAGAAAGTATTTGAACAAATAAACTGCGAATTTGTGAATTAGATTCATTCAATGTATTTATAGAATTCATAAAAGTGCTAATTTGTCTCAAATTATCGTTATACATGTTATTTAAAAATTCTATAAGAAGCAAATTTTCATTACTTACATTATAAAGATTTGAATTCATTTTATATATATTATTAAATGTGTTTAAATATAATTTACATTATTTATATATTTAAATAATGAACATTGAAAAATATAAAAACAAAGGGTTAAGTGGATTGGGAAATTTGGGAAATACTTGTTTTATTAATTCATGCATGCAAATTATGTCACACACATATGAATTAAACATATTTTTAGATCAAGAAACATATAAAACAAAAGTCAATAAAAAATACGATTCTGCAATTCTGATTGAATGGGATAATTTGAGAAAAATAATGTGGACTGATAATTGCATCATTTCACCTGGTAAATTTATTAAAACTATTCAAAAAGTAGCGGAACTAAAAGGAATGGAAATGTTTACGGGATATTCACAAAATGATCTTCCTGAATTTCTATTGTTTGTAATAGACTGTTTCCATACTTCATTGGCGAGAGAAATAAGAATGACAATTTCAGGGAAGCCGGATAATGAAACAGATAAAATTGCTATCCAATGTTTTGAAATGATTAAAAATATGTATTCGAAAGAATATTCAGAGATTTGGAATTTATTTTACGCGGTCCACGTTTCAGAAATAACAAATTTAGATACAAATGAAAAAATAAGTATAACACCAGAGCCTTACTTCATGATTGATTTGCCTATACCTGAAAATAATAAATCGCCATCACTAATTGACTGTTTTATTCTTTATGTAGAAGGTGAAACTCTTACTGGTGATAATGGACTATTTAACGAAAAAACAAAAGAGAAAATAAATATCAGAAAAAAGATACAGTTCTGGTCATTTCCTAATATTTTAGTAATAGATTTTAAAAGATTTAATGCGCGCTTCCAGAAAAATCAAATATTAATTACATTTCCTTTTGAAAAATTAGATTTATCAGAATATGTAATTGGATATAAAAAAGAATTGTATAAATATGAATTATACGGTGTATGCAATCATAGCGGCGGAGTAATGGGTGGTCATTATACAGCATATGTTAAAAATGCAAATGGTAAATGGTATCATTTTAATGACACTAGCGTATCTGAAGTAGGAGTAAAAGAATCCATTGTATCACCAAAGGCATATGTTTTATTTTATAGAAAAACCATAATTTAAAATATTTTTAAATATATTATTTTAACTATTTATATATTATAAATGGAAGTAGTAAGTACAACATCAACGACTGATCCAGTAAATATGTATAATTATTTGAATAGCTACGTTTTAAATCCTATGGTCTTTATTATTATTTTATTAATTATTATTGCTTTTTATGTTTTTTCATCGTCTTTAGGAAATGGAACAAGTGGTTTAACTGGTTCAAATACTTTTAATAGTTTTAATACTGCTGATAGTAATTCAAATATAATAGGAATTATTATAGCGGTTATTTTGGTTGTCTTGATTATTATAAATGCTTTTCAATATTTTTTCAGTGTAAATGTAACTGCATATGTTAAAAATTTATTTACAAATAAACCTCAAATTGATATTGTTGTTGACCAAAGTGCATATCAACCATCACCTGTTCCCGAAATTAAATTTAAGAAACAAGTTTTTAATATTCCTGGAAACTATTACAATTATGAAAATGCAAAGGCTGTATGTCAAGCATATGGGGCGAATTTGGCATCATATGATCAGATTGAAAAAGCGTATAATAGCGGTGCAGAATGGTGCAATTATGGATGGTCTGCTGACCAGTTAGCGTTATTTCCCACACAACAAAAAACATATAATAAATTACAAACGATACAAGGACATGAAAATGATTGTGGAAGACCCGGAATAAATGGAGGATACATAGCAAATCCCGAAGTTAGGTTTGGTGTAAATTGTTATGGAAATAAACCCAAAATTACATCACAAGAAGAAGAGATTATGAAAACTGCCACACCATATCCGGAATCCGCAAAAGATATTGCATTCCAAAAACGCGTCGATTTCTGGAAAAATAAAGTAGACCAAATATTGGTTTCACCATTTAATTATGATACATGGGGATCATTTTAGTAAAATAAAAAAAGTAAATTTTATTATAATTTTAAAACTATTCTTTATCTTTAACATATAACCAACCTGTTATAATATACTTATCATTAGAGATTGGCATCATTCCTCTATGTGGATATACCCAAGAAGCCGGAAATAACACTAATTTACCAGGTTCTGGTTTTATTTTATATTCTCCCCAAAATTCTGTTTCGCCTCCTTCATCAACAGTATTTAA